AAAGGTACGCTACTGACCCTTTTTTAACATATCCCAACTCACTTTTAACATTTTCAAACACTTTGTGGCACGATTTTTGCTAGGGGGTCGCAATTACCAAAATTTAACAATTCGCACCCGACTTTGGCACGATTTTTGCTAGGGGTCGCAATTACCAAAATTTAACAATTCGCACCCGACTTTGGCACGTTTTTTGTATGCGTGTGCGCCCGTGAAATTGTTTCACGTGGAACACTGCCACACCGATGCACGAAATAAAATGTTTCACGTGGAACACAACACCAAGAGTTAAGAAAAGTTAAAACTAAAATAATTTGTGCGCTTATGATTGTAATTTAGAAAAATGTTATATCTTTGCAGTGTTCAATTAAACATTTTGAAATTATGAAAGAGTTGATACAGCATTTCAGAGAGCAACCGAAAGAAGCAATTAAAGAAGTTGCAATGTTTGTTATGATTTTCGCCGTATGTGGTGCGATATTGTTTCTATCTGCAATATTGCAGGGGTGCAGCGTACAACGTGAAAGCGCAAGCAGCGGTAAAGCAGTGATAGTAACAACCGATACAACATATATATACCACGGTGGTACGGTTAAGTTTCCAAAAACAAAATAACAATAAGTTTAACAATTAAAAGTTTACTACAATGGAAGAAAAAAGAAACGCATTTGACGAGTTTTCTTTTGCCGCTTTGTCGGCTTTGGGTAGCCTTATGGCGTGTAACGAAGTATGCCGCAACCAACGGGCAGTTATGAAAATAAACCGCTTTCGTGCGTGGCTTATGGACTTGAAGCCGCAAGCAAACCCCGAACCGAATTTGCCGTTTGACGGCGAACCGCAAGGATATACAGCCGAATAATTAACAACAAGTTTAACAATTAAAAGATTACTACAATGAAAAGTTTTGCAAGCAAGTTTAACAAGACCACGTTTGGCATTGACACAACCGACTTTCACTACACCAAGTTAGCCGATATTTTCAACTCTGAAAATGAGGGCGGCAAAGATGTGGTACACAAAATCAATGGGCTTTATGTCCACAAATCACAACTGGGTGACAGCCCCGTAATTATTGATGAGGAAAACAAACGGCTGGTGAACCTACCAAGCCACACCGCCGAAACGGTGCGTGAAATTCTTGCCGATGATGAGGCAGTGCAAACTATCAAAGACGGCAAAGTTGGTTACACAATTTACGAGTATGAGAGCCACGGCAAGAAGTGTTGCTCTATTTCGTTTGTGGACCTGTAAGAGTTTGGAAAGTTATGTTTAACTTTGTAGGGGTTGCAGTGTTTGTAACCCCTATTTAATATAACAGCGTTATGGCAAAGTTAGGTTACAAGATTAAATTTACAAAGTCTGTATTTGGTGCAACCCAACGGGCGAAAATCAAAAAAGAGATATTGCAAGCCGTGAAAAGCAGCCCCGAATACCGCAAAGAGATTGCAAGGGTTTTCCAAATGGCAAACCGCCGTATTCAGAACATAGAGCAAAGCGGACAACTTTCGCCAGCCGTGCAAGCGTTGAACAAAGGCGATATTAAGAGGTTTACCAAGTTTTCAATGAAAGGCGATTGGACCACCCTAAAAATTGAGTACGGCAAGGCGATTTCGTTTTTACGCCAGCCGACCAGTACGGCGCAAGGTGCAAGGCAGTACGGGCAACACCTGCAACGTATGTACGATTTAACGCCCGATGAGTACGATTTAATGGCAATGAACTTGCAAGGCAAGTTAAACAGCGTTTCGGATAGTGATTTCGTGGAACGGTATTTGATGCGGTACAAGGATTTCACGGGCGAAATGGAGCAAAGCGCAAGCGATATAAGCACCCAAATTGAGAGTGAAGCGCAAAGCATATCACGGGCGATTGATGCAGAGATAGAGCGGCAAGCAAATGAGGTAGCCGACCAAATGGAGGATATGCAAAACGATATGCAAAACGATATAGAGCGTATTTTGCGCAACTTCAATAAGTTCGGGTTATGAAAAAAATACCTTTTGAGTTACAAGAAAGAATAAACAGCCCGACCGAAATAAACGAAGTACTGAAAGCCGCCGTAAACGAAAAAAACATTATCGGAAACAGCAAGGGCGAAAGGTTTTATAACATACCGTGCGCCTTTGATATTGAAACAACAAGTTTTTACCGTGATACGGATGGACTGGCGTACACATACGAGCAAGTGCAGCGTATGCAGGACGGGAACGGGCGCAAGGCGAAATTAGAGAAAGCCGCAATAATGTACGTTTGGCAGTTTGGCATAAACGGATATACGATAATGGGGCGCACGTGGGGCGAATTTGTTACGATGATGCAGATCTTAAGCGAGATTTTAGGGCTGAATGACAAATTACGCCTTATTGTGTATGTACATAACCTTTCATACGAATTTCAGTTTTTGCGCAAGTGGTTTGAGTGGCAACGGGTTTTCAGTATTGATTTACGCAAACCGATTTACGCAATAACAACGGGCGACATTGAGTTTAGATGCAGTTATTTGCTTTCGGGTTATTCGCTTGCAAAGTTGGGCGAACAACTTATGAAATACAAGTGCGCAAAAGCCGTGGGCGATTTGGACTACCAGCAAATAAGGCACAGCGAAACGCCGCTGACTGATGCGGAAATACACTACTGCATAAACGATATTAAAGTAGTGATGTGCTACATACAAGAACGTATCGAGGAAAGCAATGGGATAACGCACATACCGATAACAAAGACGGGGTTTGTACGCAAGTATTGCCGTGCGCATTGTTTGCGTGAAAAAAGCGATGCAGGAAAGACCGTACCGAATTGGGACTATGTAAACTTGATGCAGGAACTGCAAATTACGGGTATGAATGAATTTAATATGCTGCAACGTGCGTTTGCAGGCGGCTTTACACACGCCAACGCCGAATATACAGACGAAATAATGTACAACGTGGATAGTTACGACTTTACAAGCAGTTACCCGTATGTAATGATAGCGGAAAAATACCCGATGACGCAAGGCGTTGCAATCACGGTTAAAAGTATGGCGCAATTTGAGTTTTTAATATCAAAGTATTGTTGCGTGTTCGATATTGAGTTTACAAACATATTTGCCAGCGAAACGCAAGACAACCCGATTTCGGCAAGCAAATGTTTTGTGAAAGAAAACCCGTGCGAAAATAACGGGCGCATTGTGGCGGCTTCAAAAATAGCACTGACAATTACGGACGTGGATTTTAATATACTCAAAAACTTTTATACGTGGGAAAGTATGCGTGTGGGTGAAATGTATTGTTACAAGAAAGAGTATTTGCCGACCCCGTTTGTAAAGTCTATCCTGCATTTGTACGAAAGCAAGACGAAATTAAAAGGAGTTGAGGGCAAAGAAGTGGAGTACCTGAACAGCAAGGAAATGTTAAACAGTTGTTACGGTATGAGTGTTACCAACCCTTTGCGTGATGAGTTTACATACAACGGCGAATGGGATATTAACTCAATGACAGCCGAACAAAAACAAGAACTTTTATACAAGTACAACACCAGCAAAAACCGTTTCTTGTTTTACCCGTGGGGCATTTTCGTAACCGCATACGCACGGCGCAACCTTTTCACGGGCATACACGAAGCAAAAGACGATTACATATACAGCGACACCGACAGCATTAAAATAATGAACGGCAAGGCGCACGAAGCATATTTCAAGGCTTATAATATGCAGGTGCAAATGAAATTGCGAGCCGCCTGCGAGTACCACGGTTTGCCGTTTTCGCTTTGCGAGCCGCAAACGATAAAAGGCATAACAAAGACTTTGGGCGTTTGGGATTTTGAAGGTACATATACACGGTTTAAGACGCTGGGAGCTAAACGGTATATGGTGCAAGAACCGAACGCACTAAAAGCAGGCGGACGGGCTTACGATTTCAGTTTAACCGTGTCGGGCGTGAACAAAAAAGCCGCTATTCCGTACCTTATTGAAAAGTACGGCGAAAACGGGATATTCGATGCGTTTACCAATTATTTGGATATACCGCCGCAAGCAACGGGCAAGAACATACATACGTACATTGATTACGGGATACAAGGCGAAATAACCGACTACAAAGGCAGCACGGCGCACTACAACGAACGCACGGGCGTACATTTAGAGCCGACAGGATACAGCCTTTCCCTTTCGGTTATGTACATAAACTATTTGCGGGGTATTAAATTCAAGGACTAAAATAAAAGAGTTATGACAACAAGAAAGACAAAGACAGACAAGCCGAAATTTTACGACTTGAAAGCGATTTTAAGCAAGAACGCCGATTATAACGTGATATTTGGTGAGCGTTCCAACGGCAAGACTTATGCAGCCTTAAAATATGGTTTGGAAAACTATATAAAGACGGGCAAGCAAATGGCGTATATGCGCCGTTGGCGTGAGGATTTGAGGGGCAAACGTGCCGAAAGTCTGTTTGCAAACCACGTGGCAAACGGGCTTATTGAGGAACTGACAGAGGGCAAATTTAACGAAGTGTTCTATATGTCGAACAAATGGTTTTTATCTTACTACGATGCGGAGAAAAACAGGCGGACACCCGACCCGACCCCGTTTTGTTACGGGTTTTGCCTTTCAGAGCAGGAACACGAAAAAAGCAGCAGTTACCCGAATGTCACAACGATAGTCTTTGACGAGTTTTTGACACGGCGGTATTATTTGCCCGATGAGTTTATGCTGTTTATGAACCTTTTGAGTACGATAATACGCCAGCGCAACGATGTTAAGGTTTTTATGTTGGGTAACACGGTAAACAAGTTTTGCCCGTACTTTACGGAAATGGGTTTGAAGCAAGTGCCGTTTATGGAGCAGGGAACGATAGATATATACCGCTTTGGCGAACACGGCGCAATAGTGGCGGTTGAGTATTGCAGCACGATAGTACAACACAAAGCCAGCAACAAGTATTTTTGTTTCGATAACCAAAACTTGCAGATGATTACGGGCGGTAAATGGGAACTTGCAGTATATCCGCATTTGCCGTGCAAGTACAAGCCGCAAGATGTGTTGTTTGTGTATTACATTAAGTTTAACGATGTAGTGTTACAAGGTAACATTATCCAAGTGGGTAACGAGTGTTTCACCTACATACACGCCAAGACGACACCGATAAAAGACGAAGAAAACAGCCTTATTTATTCGCTGGAAATGAACGGCAAACCGAACTACAAACGCAAGTTGTTGAGTACGGCAAGTTATGTGGAACAACAAGTCGCACGGTTTTTCGCAATAGACAAAGTTTTCTACCAAGACAACGAAGTCGGCGAAATAGTACGCAATTATTTAATTACGAGCGCAAAGACAAACATTGTTTCGCTTAAATGAAAATAACGGCGGTTTGGTGCAAATTTCGTGCTGAACCGCACGTTTTACGAAATAAATAACTACCTTTGCAATAGGAACTAAAAATTTATTGATATGGACGCAAATACTATTATTCAAATCATTTCAAGTTTGGGTTTCCCGATTGTGATGTGTGGGGCTTTGTTTTGGTATATGGTGAAACAAAGACAGACGCACAACGAAGAAACGGAACACCTGAAAGATACGATTGCGGAAAATACGAAAGTGTTAGCCGAATTAACAACGCTTATTAAAGTTTTGACAGATGAGAAGGAAAGATAACATTTACAAGTTGTACCAGCAACAAATAAGGGACAAAGACACCGCCGTAACCGAATTTATGGTAAACACGTTGGCGAAAACTCAAAGTATGTTTGAGTATGAGGGTTTGCCCGACAGCATACCGAAAAAGGAATTGGAGCGGCTTTTGCAGACCGCGGGCAACGCCTTTGTTACCAGCGTGGACGGGGTTTTGTATGCGCTTTCGGGCGGCAAAGGCGGCGAACCCGATGTTTACGGACGGGCAACGCTTTACACCGTGGCGAACCCTGCATTAAAGTTAAACAAAACCTACGATATTCAGAAAGACGGGGTTTTGATTGAAAATGACAGCAACGGCGAAAGCCTTTTGCCGCTTATCGGGCGTTATGCCGTCTTACATACTGACGGGCTTATTTCGTTGAACACGGCAAGCATTTTGACCCGTATTACAATGCTGATAAGTGCCAGCGATGACAAGACGAAACAGGGTGCCGATGAGTTTTTGCGCAAGATAGAAAACGGCGAGTTTTCAATTATCGGGGAAAACGCTTTTTTCAAAGGCGTAAATATGCAGACAGCCCCGACCACAAACAGCGTGTATATTACACAACTTATTGAACTGATACAATACTACAAAGCGAGTATGTACAACGAATTGGGACTAAACGCAAATTATAATATGAAGCGTGAACGGCTCAATTTGGGCGAAGTATCTATGAATGTGGACGTACTTTTGCCGTATGTGGATAATATGCTAAAAGAAAGACAAAATGCAGTTGAGAAAATTAATGCGATGTTCGATACCGAAATTTCGGTTAAACTTGCTTCAAGTTGGGGTTTGGAAAGGGATAATTACAACGCTTTGGCGGCTGATTTGGAAACGGCAAAGGAAAACCCCGACCCGACAGACGAACCCGACCCGACAGAGGAAACAACCGAAACGGACGGAAACGACACCGAAACAGACGGAAACGACACCGAAACAGACGGAAACGACACGGAAACAGAGGAAACAGAGGAAACGGAAACGGAAACGGACGGTAACGATACCGAAACAGAGGAAACAGAGGAAACAGAAGAAACAGAAGAAAACAAAGACGATAAGCAATGAAATACAGCGAACTATTTACAAATGGTAACGGGTTATTCGGGGCGGTTTTCAAGACCGAATACCCGACAGAGTACGCCGCAATTTTCGGCGATACCGACCCGACAAAGTTAGACGCATACGCTTTACTGATGTACGGCGGCAAGACCGTTGTAAGCAGCATAACCAGCGACAACGCAAGCGATGTTGTTTCGGCGGTGATTGCGGTGAACGTGCAGGGATGGGAACGTGAAGCGGCGGCGATGCTGGCCGACTACGATGTACTGACACCCGTAACGGGGCAAGTTGAACGGACGGAAACCGTAACTTTGCAGGAAAGCACCGACAACACCGAAACGGGCGCAAACGTGGCTTTTAACGACACCGATTTTTCAGACAGCGACCGAAAGACAGCGCAAGACGGAAGAAACCGTACAGAGAGCCGCAAAACGACTGAAACGAGCAAAGGAACGGGCGCAAGCAAATCAATTTCAAGTGAAATTGCAAAAGAATTGCAGTTAAGGCGTGATAATTGGAGAAAAAACATTATCTTTGCACTTGTAAGAGAATTAACAACGAGTATTTACGAATAACTAATTTAATTTTTAGCAATATGGATATAAATCAGATTTACAAGATTATTAACAGCGTATCGGGTGAAGTGTTGGGAAAGACTGACATTGTTTCCGATGACTTGACGGGTATTGTGGATTTAGGCACGGAAGTGTTTAACCAGGGCGCAGTAGATAATTATGTGAAGTCACTTGTTAACCACATTGGCAAGGTGATTTTCGTTAACCGACCTTATGCGGGAAAAGTGCCGTCCGTGCTGATGGATGCGTGGGAGTTCGGCAGCGTATTGGAAAAAATAAGTGCCGATGTTCCCGAAGCCGAGGAAAACGACACGTGGAACCTGACGGACGGCACAAGCTATGACCAGGATGTTTTCCACAAACCGACCGTTACCGCAAAGTTTTTCAACTCAAAGGTTACGTTTGAAGTGCCCGTATCAATCACCGAAAGGCAGGTTAAGGAAAGTTTCAGCAACGCCGCACAACTTAACGGCTTTATTTCGATGATTTATGCAGCCGTTGAAAAATCAATGACTATAAAAGCCGATGCGCTGATAATGCGCACAATTAACAATATGATCGCGGAAACGGTTTTGGCTGATGCGCAGGCGTTTGGAGCAGCGGCGGCAGGTGATATGACAGGGGTAGACCTTTCCATCGCAAGCACGGCACGATGCGTGAACCTTTTGAAGCTGTACAACGATAAGACAGAGGCAAGCACAAAGTTAACCGCTGCAAAGGCGATAACAGACCCCGATTTTATCCGCTTTGCGTCTTACGTAATGGGTACGTATGCCGACCGCCTGCAAAGCATTTCCACCCTTTTCAATGTGGGTAAAAAGGAACGCTTTACGCCGAAAGATATGTTACACGTTGTACTTTTGTCCGACTTTGCAAAGGCAGCGCAAACCTATCTTTATTCCGACACGTTTAACCGTGGCGATGTACTTTTGCCGCAAGCCGAAACCGTACCTTTTTGGCAGGGCAGCGGACAGAACTACGAGTTTGCCAGCACGGGACGCATTAATATCAAGGAAAGCGGCGGCAAAGCCGTTGAAATTACGGGCGTGTTGGGCGTAATGTTCGACCGTGATGCGTTGGGCGTTTGCAATCTTGACAGACGGGTAACAACGAACTACAACGCAAAGGCAGAGTTTTTCAACAACTATTACAAGTTTGATGCAGGGTATTTCAACGATACAAACGAAAACTTTGTAGTATTCTTTATTGAGTAACTCAATAGGTATTAGATTGTTTAACTTTGGGCGGTATGGGTGCAGGTGAAAGCGCACCGCACCGCCTTTTTTTCTTTGCAGATATGACAACAATAAACTTTTATTCATACAACGGACACCCGAACACGGTAAACAAGCAGTTGGGCGACTTTACGGCGATTGAGGGCGATTTGCGGCAAACTTTCGATGTGTTGCGCCCGACCGTTACACTACGAAAGCAGCCCCGACCGACTTTCAATTATTGTTACATACCCGATTTGGGACGGTATTATTTCGTGGAAAGGGTAAGTTTTGAGGGAAACAACGCCTACGAACTTGCATTGCGTATTGATGTACTCAAAACCTACGAAACCGAAATTTTGGCGGCAACGGGGCGTGTATCTGAAAGCGACAACCCCGACCCGTATATTTCAAACCGTGATACCGTTTACAAGCGCACCCCGAATTTTGAGAAAGTGCCGTTTTCTGAAACGGGTTTACTCAATGAAACGGGCGGCATTATTATGGTAACATTAAAAGGAACTGAAAATTAAAGGATATGGCAGTAACGAATAAAGTGCCTAACAGCACGGATAAGAGCGCGTGGCAGGGTGATGTCCCTTTTGGTGGCGATTATTGGTATTTGAGGCTAAACGCCGAAAATGGCTACAAGTTTGACGGCGATATTACAGCCGCATACACGGACACCAGCGGACAACCGCAAACGCTTGTTTTGACACCCCGAAACGCTTATAATTTGGAAGTGTGGGCGGAAGTGTATGACACGGACGCAAACACGGATTTCGAGATTACGGGCAACACCCGTTTAGATAATGAGTTAGACGTTACAAACGAAATACCCAACACAACCGCAACGGGCGAAAAGTTGGGAACGTTGCAAGCGAGGGTAACGGTAAAGGCAAATGAGGGTTACAAGATAACGGCGGGGGACGGGGAGTTTACGGACAGTTACGGATTCCCCGAAACCGCCGATATGACGATAACAGAGGACAGGAAAACTGCAACGTGGGAAAGCGATGCAATCAATGTTGATGACAGCGTAACGCTTACGGGCGAAACAGCCAGCGAGGGAACGCCCGAACTTAATGTTACGAACAACATAACGGGCAGCGGCGTAACCGAACAACATACGTTTGACGGGGAAACGGCAACTTTCACCGTTACGGGGCAATACAACCCGAGAAAAGTGCGTTTCTTTGACCTCAAAGCGAGTTACACGAACAAGGCAGGAACAGCGACCGAAACGCCGTTTGTGGTGCAGGATTTGGAATACAGCCAACAAGCAACGCTAACCGTTACCGACATAGACCCGACAAAGCCCGTAACGCTTACAGGCAGTTACGATGTTGTGTTAGAAGTTTCTACAGACCTGTCAAATTGCACCGCTAACGATGACTTGCCGCAATATGTGAAAGACGGGGAAACGGTAAATGTTACATTAACGGCAAACGATGGTACAGAATTTGACACCGAACAAAGTACACCGCAATTCTACTACAGGAACGCAAGCGGCTACACTCAAACGAAAGACCTTACGATTTCAAGCGATAAAAAGACGGCAACGGGAAGCATACACATAAACACTAATTGGAGCGATTTTGCAGTTATTGGCAGTGCGTACCCCGTTACCGTTGTGGGCGAGCAGTACGGGGCTATAAACGTGTATTTGGTAACGCTTGATGAGTTGGCAGAGTTTAGCGGCAAACGGTTTTTCAAGGAAACGGGAACAGACCCAGACACGGGCGCACCTATTTACGAAAACATAGATTTGGGCGCATACGTGAACAAAATACGCCGTGTTTACACCAACATAGGTGCAAGCAGCACCGATGTAATACGATGCGGCAACTACAACACGGGCGTATCTTGCCACCAGCCAGCGCAAGACAAAATAACGCTTGATTTCGGCACGGCGGTAGTACCAGCGCACAATGAGGACAACACCGACTACGAAAGCGAAATACAAATCTTTTTGCCGTTTGCAGGGTTTGTAACACTCAATACCGATTATGCAGGCAAAACGATAGGTTTGCAGTACGTTATAAACGTGGTAACGGGCAACGGGGTTGCGCTTTTGTCCTGCAACGGCGTTGTGTTTCAAGTTGAGGAAACAGAGCCAAGCAGCGAAATAATATACATTTCACCAAGTACCCAAGTTAAAACCGTGGGCGGTGATGATTGGAACGAAATGTTATATTACGGCTTAGAACCTTACATTTACTGCAAGTGGTACGAGAGCGCAAGCAACGGGCGAAACAATGACAGACAAACGGGCATTTTAGGCGATTTCAGAGGGTTTAACGTGTTCGATGATGTTACACCCATACACACCGCCGAAATGCTGACAGAAGAGCAGGAAATGATATACACGGCTTTATCTGGCGGCGTATATATTGAGTAACTGCAAGGCAGGACAAAAAGAAAGGCGGCAACTTGATTGTTACCGCCTTTTTCTTTTGCTTGCTGATTGTTATTTGTCCTGCAATGTTTCAACGCCCGTTAAACCGATGTACAAGTTTGTCGGGTAACATTCGCAAAAGGTTTTGAAACGCCCGATTAACTTTTCGGCGGCGATAAAGTCATACGCTTGATTTTTGCAGGCGACCTCTTTTGCGAACTTGTTGCGTGTATCACGGTTAAACACGATTTGATTTTCCAAAATATCACACCCCCTTTGCAGGCTTTCGGCAATGCTTTCCAAATTTGCACGAATTTCGGGCGCATTTGCCGCCAAAAATTCAACGTGTTTCTTAGTCTGCAATAACATCTCTTGCAATGCGTTTAACACTTTCTGATTTTGATAAAATAAATCGGTTGTTTTCATTTTGATAAAGTATTTAATTGTTTAACACGCTGCAAAGTTAAACAATTTATTTCACCTGCAAGCGGTTATCGTGTTATTTTGTGTTAAATTATTCTTTTAACTTTGTTTAACAGTGTTCCACGTTAAACATTTTATTTTGTGCATCGGTGTGGCAGTGTTCCACGTGAAACATTTTATTTCGTGCATCGGTGTGGCAGTGTTCCACGTGAAACATTTTATTTCGTGCATCGGTGTGGCAGTGTTCCACGTGAAACAATTTCACGGGCGCACACGCATACAAAAAACGTGCCAAAGTCGGGTGCGAATTGTTAAATTTTGGTAATTGCGACCCCTAGCAAAAATCGTGCCAAAGTCGGGTGCGAATTGTTAAATTTTGGTAATTGCGACCCCCTAGCAAAAATCGTGCCACAAAGTGTTTGAAAATGTTAAAAGTGAGTTGGGATATGTTAAAAAAGGGTCAGTAGCGTACCTTT